TACTGCGCCTCTTTGTAAAACTTTTTACGTTGAGTAAGGTGCCGCTTCGCAAACTTACAAGTGCTTGTAAGATCCCATATTTGCACGAAGTCTTTGTCCTTTGCCTTTCTAACGCCTCTACCTATAGATTGAATAACTCTAACAAAACTTTTTCCAGGTTCAATAAGTACAAGGTTAAAAATACGAGGGATATTAATACCAACAGCAGCGACACCATAAGTGGCAATAACCACTTGATTATCTGCCGTGTTGATTTCGTCATACGCATCTTTTCTATCCTTTAGTTTTACATCGCCTTTTACGAATGTTGATCCTGGTATAAGTTCTTGTAGCATCTCGCCTGCACTAATCCTATCTACAAGTATTAGAGTATTGCCTGATTGTTTTACACTGTTTAATAGTTTGCCTATATATTCGATTCTTGCTTGATTTGTTGTTAAATATTTTAATTCTTCTTGATAGTTTGTATGTGCTACTGTGTCAATAAGTTGCACAATATTAACATGACATGCTGAAAGCACTCCTTTGTCTTGTAGTTCTTTTGCAGTAATCTCGCCAATGACTGGACCTAAACTTGCGTGTATACTTTCAAACTCAAACTTTTCTTTAGGTACAGTGCCTGTTAGTCCCCAACGTATCGGAGCATTACGCAAGTTACGTGTTAACAAGTTTTTAAGAACTTCTGCTTTTGCTTGGTGTACTTCGTCCACAATAACTGTGCTTACACCTTCTAAAAACTCTGCAAGACTTAAAACTGCTTCGCCATCCTTGTGTCTTTTGTCTAAAATGTTTAAACTTTGCCATGTACAAATAGTATGTGTTTTGTTTAACATCTTTCTATCGCCAAAATACACACCTACATCTAGTCCACAGTTAATATAGTCTTCTTCAGTTTGTTCAACTAGACTTTTGTTAGGAACAATAACAAGACTACGACCGTACTTTTCACTCATGTGTGACAGTGTAGCAGTTGTAATAGTTTTACCTGCACCTGTTGCAATCTGTTGCAGGCTTTGTGGATTGTTTGCAAAGTTGTTGATTGCTTCGACTTGATAGTCACGCAGAATGATTTCTTCACCTTCTGCAGGATGTCCTTTAGGCCAGCATACACCTTGGTCAGCCCAATAGCGTTCTGTTACTGGTGCAAAGCTCAAGTCGATTGGATGACGTCTGTCTTCAATATCAACTATTTGAACATTGTTTTTAGCAAGTACTTCAGTAACAGTATCCAAGTGATTAACATAGCCAGTACCGCCAATACCAAAAAAAGCAACTTTGCCGTCCCACCTGCCAAGTTTATACTGTGGCATATATCGTGCGTATGGCACATCAAACTTGAGAGCATTTGATAACTTTCGCCGTACATCTACATCTAATCCTTCTAGTTTGATGTTTACTTCATCTTCTATGATAAGTTTACATGTTGCCATCTAGCATATCTTTCAGTTAGTGGAATCTCTTCGTCATAATATATAAATAGATCACTATTTACTATATACTTTTTTACATGTTTAGTTGTTGGTATACTACTCAAACTTAACACACACATTGGCATCCACTTTGTTCTCAATAATAACTTTGGTAGTTTATTCTTTTTAATATACACTATTTCAGTGGTGTTGTCAACCCAGTTGTTTAATCTATTGTCTTTTACAAAGGTATTAATATTTTCAGAATCGTCTTTGTTATCAGTTCTAAACAAAACACTTTGTTTTTCATCACTTATAAAGTATTTAAATGCATTATATACATTATATACTTGATTGTATTCTTCGTTATCGTCTATTAAAACTAGTATAGGAAATCTATTAAGATGTAATATAGATTCTGCTAGATTTTGAATCGTATACTGACTTGGTTTTACTAGACATTTAATATCTTCTCTTGATGCAATAACAGCAGGCAATGATGAACTAATATTATACTCTACAAAGTCTAATCCGTATCTTCTTTTCCTATCTAGTAAATGTAATCCTGTGTACTCTTTTCCAAGTTCTTTTTCGATCAAACTTTTACTATCGTCTTTGATATTTGAAAAAAGTTGATTATTATAGCAGGTTTTGTACTCAAATTCGTTTGACAGTACATAACAGATTTGGTTGTAATAATCTAATAGTTCTTGATCTATTTCAAACGATGTGTCTTTGAACAGTTTTATAACTTGAAAAATCATATCTTCATTTAGTCTATAAAAATGCTCATGCGATCCTTTTCTATGCACATATTCTTTATGCTTGAACTGTATGCTGTTTATCTTCATTATATCTTTTTTGCTAAAAGGAAATCTTACTTTAATCCATTTCCAGTCAGATTTTGAAGATTCGTATACCATATTAGAATATACATCTTCTGTATCTACTATTTTAATATATTTAGAACGATCAATAGTACGCAAAGGTTGTTTGGATAAAATATCAGTAGGCATTTCTGGAAACACACTAGACAGAATGGTTTTGCACAAGTTGTATTGCCTATCTGTAAGTGCTGTTCCTTTTGCACATTGGCGTTCTATGCTTTCTAATATTTGCTTGTTTTTATCTTCAACACCAATGTCTCTTACATAGTGAGTGAGATATTGTTCTATATATTCAAACATTTATTTGTCCTAAAAGTCTATCTAAAGGTAATCCTGCTGATATTTCTTCAACCGTATACTCTGTCCAAGCATAATCATTTAACCATTGTTGTCTATCAGGATAAGGAATATTTTGTAACTGTCTTACATTATTCATAGCAACTGGATATGCAAGACTGCTTGGTCCTACAAGAGCAGGAACTCCATTTATTACGCTATGTATACCAGGGTTACTGCTATAACTTACAGTAGCGTGTATTCTTTCAAAGTTCAAATCGAAATCATCATATGTATTGTCAATATGTCTAGGTTCTTGTCTGATAACATTTTTATATTGATGTTCTATTGCTTCTAATCTGCAACGAGGGTGCGGACGAAATATAATAGGCAAATCAGAAACAGTTTGGAGTGCCCATATTGTATCCATTACCCATTTGCTCATTCGAGGCATGTCTCTCCACTGAAGACTCTTTTCGTGTTGTCCGCAGATTAGTAAGTATTCGCCTTGTTTACGCCAGGGTCTTAAAAATAACCCCTGACTTTCAGCTCTACTATTATCCATACCAGTAGGACCGAAATAAGCATCACGATTAATTCCATTTAATCCTACCTTCCAAGTTGTGCCACGTTTTATGCCACCTACTTCTAAAACAATCACAGGCTTATCGTGTTTTTGACATGCATCCCATACTTCTTTGTTTCTTAACATACGTCCGTGAAATAACACACTCCATATTACATGTACATCAGCATCTTCTATTCCACCTTTAATAGATGTAAATCCTTTGTTTAAAAGACTTTTTTCAAATGCATCAAATATAGGCTTGCTATTTAAAGCACCGTATTCTCTCCACAATCTAAACTTCATGAGTAAATAATAACATATTTTAAAAGGAACGTCAATGTCAATTACAGTAGTATCAACATTTCATAAACCGGTTTTAGATTTATATGGACAAAGATTTGTTGACAGTTTTAGCCAAAACATAGATAAAAATATTAAACTACTGTTGTATGCGGAAGATTGTGTTCCTGGGAGTAATGATTCTCGTATTACCATATTAGACCAAAAAACTAGTTTACCAAAACTTTTAGCATTTAAACAGCGTTGGAAAGATGTGCCAAAAGCAAACGGCAAATGTCCTCCAGAAATCAAAGCTCGTCGTCCAAGAGATTGGCACAAAGAGTTTAAATGGGATGCTATAAGATTTGCTAATAAAGTATATGCAGTATTTGATGCTGCCGAACGCTGTGATACAGATTGGATTGTGTGGATGGATGCAGATACATTTGTACACTCAGCTTGGTCATATGAAAACTTTAAATATTTCTTACCTGAAAAAACTTGGCTTGCTTATATGGGCAGGGGTAAAAAATGGCCAGAATGCGGTTTCTATGGTATCAACTTAAAAACAAAAGTTGGAAAAGAGTTTTTAAAAGAGTTTGAACATGTATACGAACATGCTGAATATGGAATATTCAGAATGGAAGAATGGCATGACAGTTATGTTTTTGATGAAGTTTTAAAAAAGATTAAAAACAAATATCCAAATGAACTGATTAATAATATAAGTGGAAACTTGATAAACGGCGAAGGACACCCTATCATTAATAGTGATTTAGGAAAATACATTGATCACTTAAAAGGCGATAGAAAAGAAATAGGCAAGAGTAATAAACCAAAAGATCTTATTGTAAAACGCAAAGAAGCCTATTGGCAATAGTTTCTCATATGTTTCCAGCAAGAGCCGTTTGCAAGTTCCTCGAAGTTCCAATGGAACATACTAATACGTTGTAACCAACGTTCTCTATCATACAAGTTTGGATTTTCAATCAATCTAAAATCAGTATTACTTACTTCTCTATTTTGGCTGCTTTCAGGATCTGTTACAAACGAATGATAACCTTGTATAATAGGTCCAACTGCTGCGCTGCTATTATGATTTACAACTGCCCATGCTTTTGAAAGTTCTTCTTCTAAAGATTTTCCTTGTAAACTTATTTTGACATTAGGTAGATTTTTAAGTCTAGTTTTGTTTACGTTTAGATATATTGGTGCTTTTTTATCTCCAGGATGTGGTCTAACTAAAATAGGTCTATCGCTGTGTTGTCTAATCTTGCTTATTGTATCTAGTGCCCATTGTTCGACGTCATATCCTTTCATGCTCCAGCCGCCTTGACGCTGAAGCATTAATATAATCCATTTACCTTGTTGTTTTGTATCTTCTATTTTTATGCCAAGATGCTTGCTTATTTGTCTCCAACGTTTTGGATTAATATTATCATCGCAGTACAATCCTGTTTGTGGAAATACACCATTAAAACTATACCTTAAATAACCAAAAGGATTTGTTTTATCTTTATAGTTAAACAAACTTGCATCTGCACAAGCAACAAATTTTTGTTTTTGTATTTGTGTATCTATTACAGTTTTACGTAATCTTAAATGAGGAGAGCTAATGTTGTCGTATACCCATCCTTGTATAACTCCTACATCGCAATCTTCTATAGTATTTCCTGTGTGCAGTATGCCTTGATCTCCTGCGGCATTTACTCCTTGTGCAAACTTAATAAGCAGCTCTGTTTTTTGTTTATTACTATTTCGAGCTGGAACACTATTATAATAACTAACTACTTTCATTTACTATATTCCATGCATAACCACTTACCATTTCCGCTGCGGTAAACTGACAATAGGAAAGATGTTTTGCAAATGCTAGTACTTCTCCTTTTGTAGGAATATGTAAACTTCTAACATCGGATATATGTGTGTTACATAAAACTGTTGCTGCATTTGGTGCTAATGCAATAGCAGGTTTGCTCATTAATAATGCCTCTGTTGCAGCAATACTATTAAATGTTACTAAACAAACAGCATCTTCTAATGCTTGCCATATTGTATCATTATTAACTCTGTCTTCTCTACTAGGTTTTAGCCTTACCTTAATGGGTATATTTGTATAAGTTTTAATCTGGTCGAGTGTTTCTTCCATCCATTGATTTAAATCTCTACCATAAAACTTCATTACCTTTTCACTAGGAGGACAAACCAATATATAACTACCCCCTGTTGGTTTTGTATAACTCCAATTTAGTTTACGTAATCTGTCCATTGATCTATCTTTTATTGGACCTAGATTTTGTAATGCATTTTTTGTAATGCGATGATATTCTTTTTTCTTGCCAGGTTGAATATAACCTGTATCTATCGCATAAAATGTTCTGCCTATTGACATACATTGTTTTAGAGCTTTTTGACTAGTGCCTCCTAAGCCTCTTATAACTAAGTCGTTATCGGTATTTTCTTCGGTTTTCCAATCACTAATGATTCCGCCAGCACCTAAAATAAAATCTCTACAATACGGATCGTAAATGTCGCCTTTTTTATCGTAGTTAAAATCACCTGGATCAGGTATAATGCTTGCAACTTTTACACCCATGTTTTTTACCTCTATTTTATCTTCACTTGTAAACCATTTTTCTTGTGGATCAATCTTATCATATAAACTTGCATTTAGATTTGCTTTTATAACATCAGAGTAAGTAGTATTATTAATATACCTAGGACGTTCTTTCTCTAGTCTGACCTTTTTTTTTGATCTTCTAGTTCCTTGGTGAGATACAAGCGTTCTGCTTTGTAATACTCATTTGCATATTCGCAGTCTTGATAATCTTCAAACCAAGGACCACCTTCTGTGTAATGTAGTGCTTTTGGTTTACCATCGTCTGGCTCTTTGTACCAGCCAACTAGCCAGTTCCACTCGTGACTGATTGCTCCAATCTTGTCATCGTCTAACCAACTAAATCTATGAAACCATGCACCAGTTTTGTGTTCATCATTTACACACTCGGGTGTAAGAATACTATTGTCAGGATGGCCTGCGTTAAACAAAACTGCACTACTCCAGTTTTTTCTTGGATAAATGTGCTGATCTTTTCCATCCATCTTTGTGCCAGCTTTTGGAGTGTAATCGTGTTGCGCACACATGACTGCAAACTTGTCATTTGTTTTGGCAAACAACTTTGCAACATCATCTAGGAAAATAAAATCACAATCGATAAACAAAGCCCATCCCTCAAAGTTTGCAAGTCTAGGAACTAAGAATCTTGTAAAAGTAAATTCTGTGCTTGCAAGTGTATCTACTGCACGAGTATACATTCCATCTCTGCGTAAGTTATGTTGTTTTAATGGTATTACTTTTACAGGCACAGATGCATGTTTCAAAATACTTGCTTTACATGCTTGAAATGCAATATCTTCTCTACTGTCCCATCCAACATATATTCTAAGTGGTTCAATCTCTTCGCTCAATATCATTCTCCGTTAGTTCTTTTCCCATCCAAACTTCAACTACTTTAGCATCTTTGTTGTCAATGTTAACTGCCTTGTGCCACCAGCCAACAGGAATATCAATACTGTCTCCTGGTGTTAGTAGTGTGCTAGTTCTTCTGCCTATTTTATCTTCAAGGAACATATTTATAACACCGTCAACTACATGCCAATGTTCACTGCGTTTGAAGTGGCGCTGATCGCTTAGTGCCTTTCCTTGATAAAATGTAAGTTCTTTAACCTGCCATTCGCCGTTGCGATCTAATATTTTATATTCGCCCCAAGCACGTTTGGTTACAGGCTTTTCCCAATTTTTTAATATCCAACTCGAACTGTTCTTTTTATCTTCTCCGCCAACACCAAATACAAAATCTACGTCTTTGTGATCGCCATATATTTTTTGTTCAGGTATTTCTCCGTCAACTCTATCTCCACCGTTAGCGACAATCAACTTACCACTGTTTGTAGCCAGCAAATAGCCAATGGCTTGTGTTGTACCTCCGGTATCATCGTCTTTAACAAGTATAACCTCGTCTACCATATCTAGATGCTTAACGATATTTGCTCTTTCAACAAGTGGCATAAATGGCTTGCCTTTTTTATTAACAAGCCATTCGTCACTGTTGAGTCCAACAACCAGTTTATCTCCTAGTTGCTTTGCTGCTTTGAAATATTCAATATGTCCGCTATGTAGTGGATCAAATCCGCCTGTAACTAATACTGTGGTCATACGGTATTTACTACTTCCAACCGAATATGTAATCTTTTCTGACATTACCTAAGGACACTGCACCTAGTTCTCGCAAATAGTCTGCTGCTTGATATTTTGATTCAGGATGCTGTTCTACTATAACAATAGGTTTGTATTTTAGTATTGTATCTTTACCGCCTTTGACTACTTCTAGTTCGTGACCTTCACAGTCAATTTTTAACATTCCAAACTTAGGTAAATCTAAACTATCTAATGTCTTAATATCAATAGTGCCTTGTCCTACTTTGCTTACAAAACTACCGCCTGTGTTTTCACTATCATAGGTCATAGTAACTTTGCTATTGGTAGATCCAAGTGCAAACTTATTAATCTCTACAGGTAAATCTTTACAGTTCATTTCTAAACAACTATAAACTTGTTCAAGTGGTTCAAATGCAATAACTCGATTAAACTTTTCTACTAAATGTTTAGACCATAATCCAACGTTTGCACCCACATCAACTGCAATATCAAAGTCTTTTACATATTTGTATGCTTCTGCTCTAGTATCGTCTTGGTATTGTGGAGGCCCACCTTTTTTTATTCTTTTTGCTATAAGACGTTCAAAATGCTCATCGGTATCGGGCATCCAATATTCAAAAACTTTTTTCATGATTTTTCCAATACAACAATATATTTTACAACATGTCTTGGAGGTCCTTTTTTAACTTTGGCATATCTTTCAGTTATTTCTTCATGAATAATATTCCATCCATTTAATGATTCTATTTTTTTCTTCCACCATTTAGGATTTTCAATAATTAAATGGGCATTACGACCGTCACTTAATGCTTTCTTTGCAGGATGACATGCTATTAAATGATATTGATATCTTGTAGATCTAGCACACAAATCATTAAGTGTTTCATCAATCAAATCAGGCTCAACATGTTCTAAAACATCACTGCTGTAGGTTAACTCAACTTCCTTAGGTAAAGGATTAGGAAATGTAGCAGGATCGAATGTATGTAAATCTATTTCAGGATATGTTTGAGATATAGTAGCACTGGTATGTCCTTTACCTGCGCCAAAATCTAAAAAACTTTTTATATTATTTTCTTTAATAATCTTATGAACTATTTCGGGAATATTTCTATTTAACCCAAATGTTTTTTTATTGTGTAGAGTTTTTAACTCTTCTAAATACTCTTTTGAATATGACATTTAACTTCCTATAGTGTCGCATCTTCCATGCCTGCTACTCTTAACTTTACTATATTAGTTATCTGCCATTGCTTTTGATCTAGAGCTTTTAGAACACCTAACCATTTATTACGCATTAATGCAAACTCGTTTATAATTTTTTCATAGTCGCAAACATCTTTTTCTCCATCGACATATTTTTCTACATCGCGACTGCTTAATGCACGTTGATAGTTTTCAAGATATTTTTTAAAATATGAGCTGCGTAGTTTTCGCAGCTCAATATTCATATATTCAAGGATTGCTTCTATCTCTTGAAGCTGATTAAAACGATGTTCAACAATACCTGGCATTTCAGATGCTGCTTTTTCAACATTGCCTTTTAACTTTACCTCAGTTTTTGCTGTTGCTAGTTCAGTTTCAAAATGTTGTATTGCTGCAGGTATTAAACTAATATCTCTGCTAACACGGCTATACCAACCCATATTAATCCCAGTCGTCTTCGTCGTAATCGTCGTCTACATCTAAGTAATATTGAATAGCATTATCTAAATCTTTATCATTACCTAGCGATTCTTTTAGTACGATATCATCAACTCCATAGTCTGCAAGTAGATCAACAAACTTTTCTGCTGTTATTTCTACTTGTTTTTTATCTAAGTTTGGCTTAAACAAGTTCCAGATATCAACAATCTGTTCTTCATTCATTCTCGGCTAACTCCTCGTTATGATCAATCACTGCTTCTTCGTCAGCGTTAGCGATATTTACCATTTGTTCTTCTTTTGCCGGTAAATCGGCCATGATCATTTCGAGTTTGTCACCTGTCCAATTCTTACGATATTCTAGTGTTTCAACACCTGTACTATCAATGTATTTGTAACGATTACCTTGTTTCTCAAGTAAGCCTTTTGCTTCAAGCAAATCAAACATACCTGAATATGGATCCATACCTGTTTCGTATGGAATCTTAACTTGTACACCTTCAAACGGTTTTGCGTAACGTGTTTTCATAACTTTACACGCTGCACGAATACCATTTACTGTGCTGGTTTTGTTACCATCTGCATCCTCTTTTAGTTTTAGTTTTTTCATTGCTACAACCATTGAGCTTGCATAGATAAAACCGCTACCGCCTGAGATCTTATCATCTGGATCAAACATATCTTGACTTGCGTATGTGTGGTTAGTAACAACCATACCTACGTTATATGAACCAAACATATTAACACAGTTAGTAACCAATGCTTTTAGTGCTTTGGCCTTACGACCCATATCACCTTTCATATCACCTGCTTCAAACTGATTAACTTCAGTTGGTGACATAAGCATACCCAAACTATCAACTACAAACA